AAATGCGGCTACATCAGAAAGTAATGCATCAACATCAGCATCAACAGCAACTACACAAGCAACAAATGCTTCTAATAGTGCTACTGCGGCACAAACTGCACAAGCGGCGGCAGAAGCGGCATTAGATAATTTTGATGATAGATTTTTAGGTGCTAAAGCAACAGATCCAACATTAGATAATGACGGCAATGCATTACAAGATGGTGCATTATATTTTGACACAACAAATGATATTATGAAAGTCTATGACTTGACTAATACAACATGGCGTCAACTTACTTTAACATCTGCAAATCAAGCGTATGTAAACACAGTTGCAGGTCAAATTTCACCAACAAATAACATTGCAACTTTAGCAGGTTTAAATACAGAAATTACAAATTTAGGTGGTTTAACAACTGAAATTACAAATCTTAATAATATAAGAACAGATATATCTAGCGTAAATTCAATCAGTACAGAAGTACAAGGAGTTTACAATAACACATCAAATATTAATGCAGTTTACAATAATGCTACAAACATCAATACTGTTGCAGGTTTAAATTCTGAAATAGGTTTAATTGGAACAAGTGCTAACATAGCATCTATAACAACTGCGGCTAACAATTTAGCAGACATTAATTCATTTGCTAATATATATTTAGGCCCAAGTGCAACAGCACCTACACAAGATCCAGATGGAAGCGCATTAGATGTGGGCGATCTTTATTTTGATACTACTTCAAATGTTATGAAAGTGTACTCATCAAGCGGGTGGGTCACGGCGGCGTCTGCAATCAATGGCACTTCGGACAGGTATACGTACACAGTATCTTCATCAACTACTACAATCACAGGTGCGGATGATGATGGCAATACTTTGGCATATGATGCAGGGTATATAGACGTTTATCTAAACGGGGTACGTATGGTAAATGGAACAGACGTAACAGTAACGTCTGGTACAAGTGTTGTTTTTGCTAGTGCTATTGGTACAAGTGGTACAGATGTTGTTGACATTGTGGCATTTGGTACTTTTGAATTAGCTAACTTTAGTGTAGGGGATGCAAATGATGTATCTTTAGCAGGTATATCAGATGGTCAAGTATTAGTATGGAATGCAGGATCTAGTACATTCCAAGCAGGAAACGCTAGTAGCGCTGAAGTATATGGTTTTAGCAAAGATGGTAGTGGTAATTTAATAGTAACAACAACAGGTGGCGGTGCTGATAATATAGATGCGGCAACATACGCTACATTTGATGACGTGGTATTTGCGGCCTCTGGATTTACTTGGAGTATTGATAGTGGCGGTAATTTAATTGCAACAATATAGATTGAAACTAGAACAAAAATAGGGTAAAAGGAGTACATATATGGCAACAGTAAATTTAGGATCAATAAAATTTAATTGGCAAGGTGCATACGATAATGCAACTGCCTACGCAGTAGATGATGTAGTTTCATCTGGTGGTAATAGCTATGTTTGTATAGCGGCAACTACTGGTAACACTCCACCAAATGCTACTTACTGGGAATTGATGGCACAAGCAGGTACTAATGGTACTGATGGAACAGATTTAACAACAACATTAACTACACAAGGCGACTTGGTTTATTACAATGGCTCTGCTCTTGCTAGACTTGGTGCAGGAACAAGTGGTCAAGTTTTACAAACTAATGGTACTGGTGCTAATCCTAGTTGGACAGACCAAGCAGGTGGTGCAACTGAAGTAATAAGCCACACAACTTTTGATTCAACTGGAACAGCAACTTCATTAGTTACAACAACAAATTGGAGTACAAATAATTATTATCAAATTTCTGTTTTAGGTCAATGTGATTGGGGAAACAGAACTGACCAAGGTGCTAATTTTAGATTTAGAAATAGTAGTGGAGATATTACAGATACAGCACAATATAGAGTTGGTATTCAATCTTATGGTAATGAAACTCATGCTGATTTGCAATTAAATTATGATATTGATTTGAATGGCACAACTGCTGTGCAAATAAATGGTTGGGGACAAAACTCAGGTAGAGCAAAAGGTATCTTTGCTATAGATGTATATAAACCAGATGTAAATAATAGACAGGTTTGTTTTATCAAATATTATAACAATGATCCTTCAAGTCCACCATACCATGCTTTTTATCAATACTTCTTTTCAAGTAGCGATACTGGAACAAAAACAGGTTTTAAACTTTATAATTCAGGTGGTTATAATTTTACTAATGGATTTGTAACAGTTGTTGGACATAAATACGCATAGGAGATAATTAATATGAAGATAATAGAAAATGGTGTGTTAAGAGATATGACAGCAGAAGAAGTTAATGCTTTTAATACACAAAAAGAAATAGATATAGCTAACGAAACAGCTAAAAAACAAGCAGAAGAAACAGCTAAACAAGCTGATGCAACTAACAAAGCTAATGGCAATCAAAAGCTATTAGACTTGGGATTAACACAAGCTGAAGCAACTGCATTAACTGGTTATACACCACCAAGCGAGGAGTAAAACTCCTATGACTAAAGCAAGGGATATATCTAGTCTTATTGGTTCTAGTGGTCAGATAGATAATGCTAAAATTACACTAGATGCTAATGAGATACCTAATTTAGATACAGCTAAAATTACTACAGGTACTTTTGCTGATGCTAGAATTTCAAACTCTAGTGTTGTTCAACATAGTACACCTTTTGATGATAACAAAATTGTTAATGATATTTCTACACTTGCTTTAAGACAAGCTAGTGACCAAAACAAATCAGCTTACAATACTAACTCACAATCAGTTGATGTATTCCAAGATGATACTGGAATTACAAATTTAACTAATGCTCAAAGAGATACTAATGAATTTATATCATCAACAATAACTACAATAACTCAAGCATCACATAACTCAACAACATTTATTGATGCTTCATCTGAAGGCAAAACTATTACATCTTATAATTCATACTGGCAAAATACAGTTGGGGGTGCATTAGGTGGTAGTTTTGGTATTCAGCAAAATAATAATAGCCTTAATGGGTACTTAAATATTGCAAATAATAATTCATTTATTCATCAACTTGGTTCAAGTGATTTTACTATAGAACTTTTTGGATATAATCTTCAAAGTGATGCTCATAGAGGAATATTAGGTTATTCAGATAGTTCAGTTATGCAATTTCAATGGGCAACTAATCCAACTCTTTCTGTTAGATGGTGGGCAAGTAGTGATGGTTCTAGTTGGAACATGGGACAAAATAATTATATTACTGCAAACAACAATCCTAGTGGTCAATGGGTACACATGGCAGTTGTAAGAAGTGGAAATAATTTTTATGGTTTTTCTGATGGAGTACAACGAGATAGTTGGTCAGGAAGTGGTGCATTAGTTGATGAAAATTCTGATTTTAGAATAGGCTCTCAAGGAAATGTTCCTAATGTCCATCATGGATATATAGACCAAGTTAGAATTTCAAATATTGCAAGATATACTGGCTCAACCTACACAATTCCAAGTGGTTCTAATGGCTATGTTGATGATGCTAATACAAAATTAATTATTGGTTCTAAATTTTCTTCACAATCTATTAATGCAACTGGTTCATTTGAAGGAAACACAATAACTGCACCATCAAGTGTATCTGAAATGGGTGCTATTATTACCTACCAAGACAATGCTGGTACTAACGCATTAAACACAGATATAGTTTTACAGTTATCAGCAGATGGTGGTTCTAACTATTCAACTGCTACACTTACTGCTTTACCAGATTTTTCTACAGGTATTAAAATGGCTAAAGTAAATGATTTAGCTGTGACAGCAGGAACACAATTAAAATATAAAATTTCTTTTGCTAATCAAGCACAAGGTTCTAAAGAAGCTAGGATCAGAGGCGTTTCATTGCAGTATTAATTATGAAAGTGTTGCTGACTATGATTATGTGCAGCAACATACATTCAATGTGTTTAGATCCACATCCTCTTTCTTACCATGACACTATGTATGATTGTCTAATGAGTGGTTATGAAGAGGCATCCAAAAAACAAATAGAAGTAGGTAAAGAAGACACTAAAAAATATGAGGTGTTTGTTAAGTTTTCTTGTACCTGGGAGAGAGTAAATGAAATCTAAAAGAAAAAAATCTACATCTAATATTGAAGACGCAAATGGTATTAGAATATCTTATCACGAAAAAGTCTGTGCTGAGAGAATGAAAACTTTATTTAAAGCAATAGATGAAATGAAATCAGATATTAAAAGTTTAAAAGAAGATATGAATAGAGGAAAAGGAGCAGCCGCAATAATAATTTTAATTGGAGGTTTAATTGGCTCAATCTTCTACTTCTTTCAGAAATAGAAAAACCCGAGCTGTAGGTTTATCTAATGAATTATTAGCAGCTGCAGAGTTTGCTAAAAATCCAGACTTGATTGTGTTTGTACCAGTTGGCGGTACTGGTCCCATAGATATTTTAACTTTGAACACTAAGACAAAGGAGATCAATACTTATGATGTCAAGACACAAAACTTTCGTAGTAATGGTTGGAAGATTGCACGAGGTAGAACCGCTGAACAAAAGAGACTAGGTGTTAAAATACTTAATTTTGACCCGAAGAACATATAGGATTTTATGGAAGATATTAAAGAAAGAATTAAGCAACACGAGGGGTTTAGGCGTTCTGTCTATTCCGATAGCCTTGGTTTTGCTACAATTGGTTATGGTCATCTGGTGTTGGATACCGATAACTTTGTTGAGGGTGTGGAGTATTCTAAAGAAGAGCTTGACGCTGTGTTTGATAAAGATTTTGAAATTGCTTTAAGCTCAGCTGATGAGCTGCTGGCAGATATAGATCCTAACGAAAAATTTACTACGATTAGAGGATTAATTTGCGAGATGTGCTTTCAACTTGGTAAGCCTCGAGTATCTAAATTTAAAAAGATGTGGGAGGGTATCAGAGCTGCAGACTATAACAAAGCTGCAGATGAGATGATTGATAGTGCCTGGCATAAACAAACTACTAAAAGATGTGAAGAGCTAGCTGGAATAATGAGGAGCTGCGCTGCATGATCCATCTATTAAAAATATTTAATAACCCATTAACTAAAATGGTTATTAATAAAGCAACAGATCACTTCAAGCATAAAGCAGAAAAGACAAAAGTAATTAGAGCTGCTGAAATAGAGGCAGCTAAAGATGTAGATATAACTAGAATTAAAAGCCAGGATCAAAGTTATAAAGATGAGATCTTAATGCTGTGGTTGATCGGTATGCTCACTACGGGTTGGTTTCCTGGTACTAGAGAAAACTTTAGAGAGTGGGTTTCTATAATCAATGAGCTGCCAGACAGCGTATGGTACTTGGTAATC